AAAGGTAAAGCTGAACAATATCTTCATGATGTTATGGTTAAATATCGTAACAAAATTGTTTATGATTCCACAACAGGTGAACTTCGGGATGATCGTAAACATATGTCAATGTTGGAAGATTTTTGGTTACCTAGGCGTGAAGGTGGCAAAGGAACAGAAATCACAACATTACCTGCTGGACAAAATTTAGGTCAATTAGAAGATGTACAATATTTCCAAAAGAAACTTCTTCAATCATTAAGTGTTCCATATTCACGCCTTGAACAATCACAAGGTGGTGGTTTAGCAGGTATTGGCAGAACAACAGAAATTACACGTGATGAATTGAGATTTAACAAGTTTATTAATAAACTTCGTAATAAATTTTCACAATTGTTTGATATTGCACTTGGTACACAATTAGTTTTAAAAGGTATTTGTACTAAAAAAGAGTGGGAAGATTTTAAAGAAAATATATATTATGATTATAAGAAAGATAATAATTTTGCAGAATTAAAGGAAGTAGATTTATTAACTCAACGTTTACAAATTTTAGGATTAGTTGAACCATTTGTGGGTAAATATTATTCACAAGAATGGGTCAAAAAGAATGTTCTAAGATTATCAGATGAAGAAATTGAGGAAATGCAAGAACAGATTGATAAAGAACCACAACCAGTAGATCCTAATGCACCTGTTGATCAACAAGGACAACAAGATGAACAAGGACAACAGCAAGAAGAATCACCACCTATTGATAATACAATAGAAAATAATTCTACTGAATCTGATACTCCTGAATTAGATGATAAAGTTAAAAAGTTTTCAAAAGTTATAAATATTAAATGAGGATAAAAAAATGAGTTCTATCAGAGATTTTATTGATGCAGTAGGAAGTGGAGACAATATAAATGCACAAAAACATTTTGATGATATTTTAACTTCAAAATCATATGAATTTTTAGATGCTAAAAAACATGAAATGGCAGCATCTTTATTTTCAAATAGTCAAGAAGAATATACACAGGATACAGATAAATGAAATCTTTATTAGATTTTAGAAATTTGTTAGAAGAAGAACAAACAGATTATTCAAAATTTGATATGCTTGTTCGTGCTGGTTTAGCTAATAAAGCACAATTACAGCGTATCCACAAAATTTTGGATAAAATGAAAGAAGAACGCCCATCTTTCAATAATGCTGATCGCATGATTCTACAAAATCTATTCAACAAAATGGTAGATTTAATTTCTAATAATAAACAAATATTTCAACAAGCAAAAAGATCAATTCAAGAATCAGAAGAAGATACTTCTGATCTTAAAACAGATGATAAAGTTGAAATCGAAGAAGCATTTGAAAATAAAATAACAGGACAACCTCCATTCATTTTAATTTTAAAAAGAAAATCTATTAGACAATTTCCTGATGATACCTATGTTGCATTATATTTTAATGATAAATTAAAAAAATATTTTTCTATACCATTTACAGATAAAAATGGAACTGATCCTATTATACAATCAGAAGAAACACAAATAGAAGAAGCAGTAATGGATCAATTACATAAAATTGTACAAAATAAACAATCTAATACAGTTAAATTTGCCACAGGAGAAACTCGTAAAGTTGATCATTATACAGCATCAGCAATTACACAACTACATAATGCAGTAAATGATGAGAATAAGAAAAAGTTAGCAGATATGGTACATAAATCTCCTTCTCATTTGATGAAAGCTGCCGATTTTGCTTTCAAACATGCAAAATGAAATTAATTGATCTTATTGCTACAAATAGATTGATTGAAGCAAAAGAACTTGTATATGAAAAGTTGAATCAAATCGCAGCAAAAAGATTAGAGGAATGTAGAAGATTAGTGCCTGAAGTAGTTTTTGAAGAAGATTTAGATGAAGCAGCACGTTCTACCAATAGGGTAAAAATGGGTAGAATTATGAAGATTAGGCGTAGAATTCGCAGAAATAAAAAAGGTAGAATAATTGTACAACGAAATGTAAAAAAATCAGCAGTTAAGGGATATAGAATTTCAGGAAATACAGTAAAAAGAATATCTGCTATTCAAAGATTACAAAAAACCAGAAAATTAAAAAGATATTGGAAAACAAAAGGTAAAGCAAAACTTAAAAGAACTCTTTTTAAAAGAAAACAATCTTTAATCAGAAGAAAATCAATGGGAATAAAATAAAATGTCATACGAAATTATCAATTCAAAAAAAGGTACAAGTATAATAAGGGCTGAAGCTGCTGGCACTTATACAATAACATTAGCAAATCTTGCTACAACAAATGAAACTGTAACAGATGCATCATTAAAAAGAATTACATGGTCTACTGGTGGTACAGTTTCAGTAGGAAGAGGAACTACACCAAATACAATGTTGACATTATATAATAGTGGTGATATGAGACTATCTGATTATGGATATTCTTTAGCAAATGGTGCAACAGGAAATATTGTTGTTACAATTGCAACAGGCGGTTCTGCTGTATTAGAAGTTTCAAAAACATCAACCTTTACAACGGATGTAAATAGTATATGAAATTAATTAGAGAAACCATAGAAGATGTAAATTATATTACAGAATCTAACGAGAAAGGTAAAAAATCTTTATATATTGAAGGTAGATTTCTTGTAGCAGAAGAACCTAATAAAAATCGTAGAATGTATAAAGTAGATACATTAGATCGTGAGGTTAATCGCTATAATGAAGAATATATTAAAACTAATCGTGCATTAGGTGAATTAGGTCATCCAGATACACCTACGCTAAATCTTGAGAGAGTATCACATAAGATTGTATCATTATATCGTGAAGGTAATGTTTTTATGGGTAAAGCATTAATATTAGATACACCTTATGGTAATATAGTTAAAAATTTTATAGATTCTGGAGTTAGCTTAGGTGTTTCATCAAGAGGTATGGGTTCATTGGTACCTAATGATGAAGGTATTAATGTTGTTCAAGATGATTTTAGATTAGCTACCGCTGCTGATATTGTTGCAGATCCTTCTGCACCAGGTGCATTTGTTAATGGTTTAATGGAAAATAAAGAATGGATATTAGTTGAAGGTAAATATATGGAAATTGATATTGATAATTCTAAAAAACAAATTAAAAAGGCTTCAAAAAAACAAATTGAAGAAGTTGCAATAAACTTGTTCAAAAATTTCATTTCTAAAATTTAATTATTATAAATAAATAAACAAAGGAGATTTTAAATGGCAACAAATAAACTTTTTGAGGCAGCAGCAGAAATTTTAGCCGGTAGTAAAGGTAAAAATGCGATGCCCATGGAAAAATTACCTGGATCAGAATATGTAGATATTGGTGGTCCTAATAATAAAGATGCAAAACCATTAGATGATTCTGAAAAGATTGATGCCACTAAATCAGCAAAAACCGCAGAGGCACCAAAGACAAAACCATCTGATGCATCACCAGATACACAATTAAAATTGAAAAAAGAAGAATCTGAAGTTAATTCAGAAGAAGAAATTGTATCTGAAGAAAATCAAGATGAATCTATCGATGTTACTGAAGATATTGATGCTCTTTTCGCTGACGATAAAACAATTTCAGAAGAATTCAAACAAAAAGCAACAGCAATTTTTGAAGCACGTGTTCTAGATCGTGTTAAACAAATTGAAGAAGATACCGAATCAAAATATGCTTCAATGCTCGAAGAAGCTGTTGATTCAATCAAATCTGATTTAGAAGAAAAAGTAAATGATTACCTTTCATATGTTGTTGAGCAATGGATGGAACAAAATGAAATTGCTATTGAAACAGGTCTACGTTCAGAATTAACAGAAGAATTTATTTCTGGTTTAAGAAATCTTTTTGCAGAACATTATATTGATGTTCCAGCAGAAAAAGTAAATGTTGTTGAAGAACTTTCTCAGAAATTGGATGAAGTCGAAACAAAACTTAACGAAGAAATTGATCGTAATATTCAGTTAAGTAAACATTTAACAGAATCATATAAACAACAAATTACCCATGAAGTTACTAATGGTTTGACCGATACTCAAGTTGAAAAAATTAAATCACTCGCAGAGAGTGTTGAATTTTCCACAGAGGAAGAATATAAACAAAAACTTGAAGCAATCCGTGAAAACTATTTTCCATCAGGAGTTAAAAAAGCCGAAGTGGAACAACTTCATGAGAAGGTAGAAGATAGTAGCGACAAACCAGTTATTACTGATCATTTTGTTGCTGCCGTATCTCAAGCAATTAGTAAATCAAAAATATAATATAAAAAAAGGAGATTTATAAATGTACTTATCAGAACAACTACAAACCAAATGGGAATCAGTGCTTGAGCATGATGCACTTAAACCCATTAAAGATCCATATCGTAAAGCAGTTACAGCAGTAGTTCTCGAAAATCAAGCACAAGAAATGATTAAATCTGGTGCAATGCTTCAAGAAGCTGCACCAACAAACTCCGCTGGTACAGGTGGTTTTGGTAGTGGAGCAGCAGCAGGTGGTCCAGTTGCCGGTTTTGATCCAATCCTTATCAGCTTGGTTCGCCGTTCATTGCCAAACTTGATCGCTTATGATATTTGCGGCGTTCAGCCAATGAC